AATGTCAATGCATTCTCTACATCTAGTCTAGACGTATAGTATTCACCTGTTCTACCTGGGATAGGATACTTCTCTCGCTCCTCACCTATAATATCTACTAAACCAGCAACTTCCCAACGTAATGTTTCAGCGGATTCGCCAGCACAATATAACATTGCACCAGGCATTTGCAGAAATGCTGGATACCATACCAATCCCCTGTCATCATCTTCTACTCGACAGTCTTTCATTAACTCACTAATTCCCTTCTCAAATGCTTCAACGGCCTCTGAACCTATCTTCATATGGTCTGCAGTAGTCCATCCCGTTTCCATATACATATATGATATCAATCCCGTATTTTCATCAGCTTCTTCTAGTACACATAAGTTATCGGTAATGGGCGATTTGCTGTCATACTCTGCTTTTACGTCTATATCTGTCATGCTTCTATCTTTTTAAGTTTAGGTAACTTCAATTTAGGTGTTTCATTAGTATTATTTTTCTTGAGTTTAGGTAACTGCAACTGTACTTGTTGTGGTGTTGTCTCTATGCCTTTATCTACGTACTCACAAAATAATGTTGCCATTGCATCTAAACTAAATTCCGTTTTACTTACATATGCCTGACGTTTAGCCGCTACCAAATAGTTTTTATAATTATCAACACAATCCTTTAATACGCTAGCGGCATATGAATAATTAACAGTAAACCATTTCGAACCTTCGAGTAAGAATTTATCCGCGGCAGATTTATGTACTGGTGTTTTATCGCCGGGCAGTGGATGAAAATGTTTCAAGAAATCTTTATGCCCGGAATAATCACTAGCAATCACTGGCTTGTTAGATAATGTAAATTCTAACAATGGACGTCCAAAGCCTTCGCCTTTAGTAAATGATATCATTGCTTTAACTTTACTATGATTATACAATGAGTTCATCTCTTCATCAGATAAATCGCCATGTATAAGATAAATACTAGGAGCTTTATCGCCATATGGTTCGATAATTTGCTGAATTTTGCTCATGATATGATCACGATCCATTATACTAAACGTTGCATGACTAGTCTTGAGTATTAATCCAGGTTTGTTATGACTGGCTTTATTTTTAAATGCCTCGCAGAAAGTTTTAATCATCATGCCGACATCTTTCCTATCTTGTCCCAAATCTCCCTTTAGCCAATGACCGACGAACAAGAAGTTAAATTTTTCGTTTATTGTATCTAAGTACTCATTTACCGAATCATGTACCTCGTTAGACTTAAGCATGCGATATATATCTAAATCAGCTCCCTCAAACAATACTTCTACTGGCTTTTCAATTTTCGTCTCACCTAGTTTCTCATTAGTCTTTGGATCCATTTTATCATAAGATACACTTGTCAATGATTCTTTAGTAAATTCAGATGTTGCTAATATTAGATCCATACGATTACAACCTTCAATAAACTCGCCAGGCGGCTGGTCAGTCTCTACACCAGCAGTAATACCAATATTATATTTACCATGAGCCTGAAATTCATTTGCTACCGATACTTGTATAAATACATCTGGCTGACGATTTATATTTGCCCGGGCAATTCGCTGCTCTATTTGTCGATGCATTTCATTATCAGATTTTAATGCATCTGTGGGAGTATTTCCCCATGGTAATGATATAATTTGAATATCATATTTATCTGCTTTAATTAAAGCTGCGACTAAGTCTCTAGTATGGTTGCCGTAACCCGATCGGGTAGCTACTGGCCCTTGTACTACTACAAATGGTTTCATAACACTCCTACTTTTTCAAATTCATGTTTTTTAGCTTTAGTAACTTTATACATACTAAAGGTTTTGCGTGGTGTCCATTTATCTAAACACTCATTAATACATTCGATAAATCTAAACGACATACGACTAGCTGACATATTCGACTCATTTCCAGCGACCCAATTGCGGCCAGCAAGCCCATCGGCTACTCGTTGATCTGTTGGCATATTATACCAATACAGTATTGCGGCGGCAACATCTTTGTAGTCGCATCTATCATCGAAAATATATGGTGTAGCAGGCGATCCTTGCAAGGACCTATTTGTCGGAAATACTGGCTTAGCCCATCGTGCATGTTGTTTGTAACTTCCGTTATGATTAGACGGGAACTCTGTAGTAAACTCTATCCATTCGCCTTTATCATCTTCAAATCTACAATGATCTTGCAATCCGCCAGTTACGTTATTGATAATTGGCGTACCAGACATTAACGACTCTGCTCCGGATAATCCAAACCCTTCGTTCGATGCAATGTTAAGTGTTACGTCAGCTAGATTATACATAAAGTTCATGCGTTTAACATTGACATGGCCATTAGTAAATAAAACTTTATAATCTGGGCAAACGGCATTCTTCACTGCCATTAAATCTGTACCGTTATTATCACTAACTTGCGTATGCATTAATAATGCACATCGATCGGCTTTTTCTTTTGGCAGATTTCTACAAAACTCATTGAATGCCAAAACTACATCGCCGGGCTGCTTTCTACGTATATTACGATTTGTCCAGTATACTATAAAATCGACATCATGTGTGCGTTTGAAATCATCTCTAAACTTTACATACTCATCCCAATCTTTATCTAAAGAATCTAACGGCCGGTAATTTTTTTCATTGATACCATGTGGGACCCATTGAACTGCCCAATCTGGCTTAGGAAATTTTTGCAGTACATTTTTTACGATATTTTGTGTCTGTCTAGAGATATTCATAATCAAATCACATGACTCGTAAAACGGCTCATTCCAATGCGGGTATGGTAAGTCATCCCATATGTTATAATACATTAAAGGAACTTTACGTCGTATCTGATGTTCTATTTGATATAACCATCCCCAAAATCTAGGATCCGTAAAATGTAATATAGCATCAGGCTGTTCAATGTTCATTATTTGTTGTAGCAACGCTGGATTGCCGTATCCCGAACATGGATATATTTTTACATATGCATCTTTAACGCCTACCTCAGTTGCTATTGAATCGCTTAAATCAAACACCTTGCCTTCATCTGGGTGTTTCATTGCAGCACCTAATTGTACCCAATCATATTCGTGTGCCGTCCCTAATACGAATTCTTTAGACATTGTAGCAATACCTGAATGCATTCGCATATCATCGGATAATAATAAAATCTTCTTCTTTTTCTTTTTGTTAGGATCTATCTTCCTAAGTTTAGGTAACTGTATTTGTTGCATTAAATCTCCTTGTAACCGTTCTTTTTACTATATATAAATATGCTTTACGTGACAATGACTACCTTTTTACCTAACCGTTTTGCCGATCGAATTGCACTTTCTGTACCCGAGGCTTTGTCCCCATCAGATATATATGCAATCATTACATCGCAATCTCGTGCTATCAACATATTACGATGATGAAATTGGGAAACGTGATACGGCTTTTCATAGTAGCTTTCAGTCATTGCACTATAAAGATTTTTTGGCGTATGTGCAGGATTAAATTCTCTGTAATCTACGCCGAACTCTATTGCATATTTTTTTGCATATCTATCTGCGCCGTCTTTTGCTCCACCTGATATAATCATTAACTCTTCACTGAATTGATGCTTGAGAGTTGTTATCATATCACGTATCTTGCGTGGCTTCTCATATCGTCGCGAACCAATGATTGCCACTTTCATTCTCGTATACGTTTGGCATATGGACATAGGTCATCACGATCTGCAAAATCGCAATACTTGCAATTCTTTTTATTCTTACCTGCTACCGCAGGATATGTTCTTGTTTCATTATAGTTGCCATCTTTATCAAAACACATACCAACCCATTCATTCAATGAACGCTTCAATTTGTTTCTAGTCGGCTTACCACTTGCTGGTATAAATTCTTGAACACGTCGTTGCGGGAACATAGCACCTTCGACAAGCTTTCGTTTAACAATAAAATATAAGATGTCAATTTTCTCTACATCAAATCCAAACTGTTGCGCGAAATACTCTTTATACAATACCAATTGTGATGTACGAATCTTATCAGCTTTCTGATACTTATTCCATCCCATTGTGCTTGTCTTGATATCAATAATCTTAATACGATCCGTATTCTTATTGCGTATAACGACGTCCAAGAATCCCATCATCATTACAGATTTATTATCTTCATCTGCCTGGTGATATATTGGTAACTCAATACCGACAAGCTCTTCATTCCTAGCTGAGAAATATCTACTACGATTCTTTTTAATGAAATCTAAGATTGCAACACCATCTTGCCAGAACTCCGTAAGTTCGAACTTATTAGAAAAATGTTCATCCATCTCATCAACAGACTTTTTATACTCTTCAGCCATAGTCTCACGTAGCATCGAATGCAAATCTAATTCATCTGCTTTCTTTGCAGATTCTTCAAACAATGTCGTCAAATATGTCTGCAACGTTTCATGGAATGCAGTACCAAACAACGTATGTATACTTTGAGAAAATTTTCTCATACCTTTAACATATGCTAGCTCCCATTGCTTAGGGCATTTGCTATACATTGAAAACTGAGAATATGAAATTTTACGCTCGCCCTTTGGCTCACGTATATTCAATTTAATTAAATTTTTCATACTTAAAGTATTTAACTACAAAATTGCTAATTGGTATTTCCGAATATGTTACATCTTGAGTGACATGGTTATTTATCACTACATTCATTGTCGTATTATTCAATTGTTCCATTATAACCGCATCATCTATTTTACGAACCATTCTACCGTTATAATAAAACTTTAGATACTTAGGATTCCATTCTAACTTATACTTTATAAAGTTCTTCGTCGGATCCTTAAATCCCATGTAATGACTTTTAGGTCCAATCATTTTGTTACGGCCGGCAGCTTTATAATGTACATTGGTATCTATATGCCATGGCGCCCACCATTTGCTCCAATTGAATCTACTATAATTAGGATGCTTTTTTGAATATCCTTCAAATATATCAATCTCCGGGGGCCATGTATCCCAACTCCATAACCAAAATGCTGGCCATAGATTTTTTCCATATGGTAACTTAGCTTCGATTTCAAATGTACCGGGACCAAACTCTTTTGTACATGATATAAGTCCTACACCGATCTTAGGACGAAGATTGTATTCTTCAAACTCTTTTGGATTATAATGCGTCTTGAGTACTAACCGATCATCTATACCGATTTGCACGGCACTCGGATCATACCAACAGTATGGCTTATCTTTATGTAATCGGCCCCACCTTTCTTTGGTTAACCAAGTATATCCAGACCAATCAATTGTTTTCATTTCGCTATCCTATACTTAAATATAATGAATAATCATCACGATTCCAATTGATCTATACGTCTTTGTAAATACCAAGCCGCTTTTTTTAGATCTTCAAGTTCCGTATCTATATCTTTCTTACCTGCTCTAGAAACGTATTTTACTACATTACCAAGACAAAAATCTAAGTCCCATGCTTCTATCACACGTATTACCTCATATATCTGATCACCCCCGTAATGTGCCGGGTGATGTACATGTTCTTTGAATTCGACTTTGTTAGTAGTCTCTCGAATTACTTTAGCCATTGTTTTATTTCCTTTTCATTCATTCCATATCCAATGAGTAACTCTTTTAACTTATCCGGGTCAACATGCAGCCAAATTTCAATATACTGAGTTGCTTGTATCTTCGATATTTGAAAATGGTCAGCTATTGCCTGAACAAGTTCCTTATCATACTTATCTTTCTTTTTACCTTTAATGTATTTTGCGAACATTTTTTTCTCCGGTAACACATCGTAATATAACTGATATACATGTTTTGAACTCAATGGTCCGATCGTATATTGTTGAAATGTATCTATAACCTCGATCAAATCATAATGCATTGATAGCCAACGATTGATGATATATGGCGTAAATGACTTATGATCCTGTTCATCAAGTGTATTCCATTCCTTCTTTTCATTAGTAATACCAGCGATATGGTCAAAGATAGTACGAGCCTTTTTCATTTCGGCCGAAATTCTTCGTTAATATGCCCACAGTCATCACAACGAAAGCTCGGTACCGGAACAATTTGTTCTTTACCAGTAGGAGAAATTAATGCTGATAACCGTTTGAATGCATGTATTTGCCGAAAAAATCTTCCTTCACAACTTTCACATACAATGTTATCCAGATCCTCTGGCTTAATATTAATGTTTGCTTCGGGCGGCGCTTGTCCGTCCATTCCTACTATTCTACTCATTATTTTAACTCATTTAATAATTTTACAATCGTGGCCATTGCATGTAATTCTTTGTCAACCGCAAATGCATCCTGATATTGCTGTTCTGCTAAAATAAGTATTACACTAGCAATATGCCCTTTAGCATAATTATCTATCTCATCAAATAAAAACTTATACAATGCTGTGAAATCTTTTACTCTACTATCTGCTATAGTCTGTCGAATTGATTTAAATGCATCTTTCTTGCTAGCATCGCTCTTAAGTATATCCAAAACTTTTGTCATATAATTAGCTTGAATGATACTAGTATCATCAACACGTAGTTCATTATCAACAACCTGCATTTGGCATGCATTTAATACACGTCGAATATCCGGATATCCTGCGTTAATGATAGTCGCTAAATTTTTCATATCATACTTAACCTGCATTTCATCTAAGATATTGACAATACGCTTAGCCACCTCCGTTTTATTCGGCGGTGTAATGCCGAACACTTGACATCTAGACTGAATTGGGTCGATAATCTTTTCTACATAGTTACATGTAAGAATGAACCTAGTTGTCTTAGAGAATGTTTCCATGAGATTGCGTAGCGCGGCCTGACCGTTCGGTGTCATATAATCGGCCTCATCGAGTATCACAATCTTCCATCTGCGAAAACCAACTGTACTTGCAAAGTTCTTGATCTTGGTACGTACCGTTTCAATATTATTTTCATCAGATGCATTAACATACATGATATCCGAATCTACATTATTTGCTATGATCTTTGCCAATGTAGTTTTACCTGTACCTGCTCCGCCGTAAAATAGCAAATGCGGAACATCGCCAGATTCCAGATATAATTTTACTTTATCGATGACATGTTCATTGCCGACATAACCATCCAATGTTGCGGGTCTAAATTTCTCGACCCAAAGAGTGTTTTCAATATTACCAAACATATGTTTTATTTCGTAAACGTTTTATCATTTACCAGTTGAACCATAACCGCCATCGCCACGTTCAGTCTTAGACAGTTCTTCGACTTCTTGCATCTTAATATTAAGATAAGGAATAATTATCAATTGTCCAATTCTATCACCATCTTTATAACGCTTCAAGCTAGCAAAATAACTATCAGGCTTGAACTTATATCTAAATGTTATCTCGCCGCGGTAACCAGAATCCAATACGCCAACGCAATTAGCTAATGCTAGATCTGTCTTTGATACAGATGATCTAGGAAATAGTAAACCGACATGCCCCGGGGGAACTTCAATTGCTAAGCCCGTATGATATTCGATAAAATTATGTTCGGTATCAATACGATGGCCAACTGCTGTTATATCCAACCCCGCATCGCCATTTTTAGCATATGTAGGCGTAACAGCTCGTTCAACTAATTTTTTGAACTTAACTTGCATATTAACTAGCCTGTAATTGTACGAGATAATAAGTAGACTTATATGTCTTGGACTCGAACGTTACACGTGCCAAACCAGCCTCAGACACTTCCATTTTACCAGTCTCGGCATCTTTATTTGCAACTAGAATCTCTTTGAATAAGTTTGATGAAAAACAAACAACCCCCATATCATCTGCATCAGTTACATCTAAACTAAATTTGATACGATTATTATTAATTGAAGAATAGTTGATAATGATTTCTGCGGCATCCGTATTTGACTTGATTGCAAAATTTTCAGATTCCGGCAATGCATTCTTAGCTTTAATAAACTTGTTAGTAAAGTCTTTAGTAATATCAAAGGTAACATTCCAATCTGGTGTATTTTTAAGATCGGGCACTTGCCGAATTACTGATAAGTCTGCTAACATGAATGTCATCTTCATGTCTTTATCGTTAATTGCAATATTAACAGCTTTACCGTCAATATCATTTACATTAACCTCAACATCTTCACTAACTGCCGAGAGCATTTTAATAAGTTGCGGTGTTGCATATACGCCGAGTTCTGAATTGCCAAGGCTGAAACTATCGGTTGTAGTCATACCAATAACATTTTGATCATCGGTAATGAATTCTGTCGTTACTCTATCTCCTTCGGATATCCATTTAACAGAAGTAGTTGCTCCTGCTAGATGATAACGACTAATAAAATTTAGTAGGTCTGTTTTTTTCATAGTTTTGTCTCTTCAAAGAATTGATTAAATACGTCCTTGTTCATAGTTGATATACTATTACCACCGAACTTCTGATAATACTGTTTATATTTTTCGTATACCACAATTGCTTTATCTGGGTCAGCAAACATTTCATGCATACTTTTTAGTACTGCTGCCAAGTCATTTGGTACTACATATTGTGCAACTTCTGGGTGAGCTGCAACAATTTTATTCACTTCTTGTATTGTGTTCATAAATACATGCACATTATGTAGTACCATTCTAGGCACAGCATCCGCATTATAGTTATGTAACATGTTCCAAGTAAAGTCTTTACATGCCGGACAATCTAATGAACATGCAACATGAACATCATTTTCTAATTCTGGAATATTATCTCCTTTGGGCATGTAAAGGTCTGTAAATGACAATTTTTTAAAGTTATGTGAATGTAAGTACGTACCGTATACAGGATATTGTCCTGGCGAACTGGAATCAGTACTAATATAAATACGATTATCCGTAAGCTTATTCATTAACTTCTGTAATGTTGATAATATAAAGAAATCTGATATTTTCGATATGCCCAGTAGGTGAACGAATTCATTATTTGGCTTTTCAAATTCTCTATTCTTCAACATTAATGCTAATGCCCACATAAAGTCTACTAATTTCTGCGGACCTCCTATACACCAGCCATTAAATTCAAAGTGCTTAAATTTATTATACCACCATTCATATTCTTGTGCATTAGATCCTTGTAACATATTTAAAAACTTAGTTTTACCTGATTGATGTTTTTCGAACCACGCAAAATTATCGTAGCTAATATCTGCACATTGATAAAATGCATTTTTATATACCGTTTTCGGTGGTATATCTAAATTAGCAGCAACATCTGAAT